GGTAAGGATAAAGCTACGAAACTCTTAGCCGATAATAAGGTTGAGATTAGTGTTCTTAACTTTTTACGTGGGGTTAACTTAGAAAATTGTTATGTGATATTAGACGAGGCACAAAATGTTTCACCTATGCAGATAAAAACAATCATGACAAGAATATCAGATAATTGTAAAATGATTATGCAAGGGGATATGTCTCAATGTGATAAGTATAAAACCAATGGTGTAACTAATTATGAGAAGAGTGGTTTTTATGATGCATGGTTCAGACTTAAAGAGGTAGAGGGTGTTAATCATATGGAGTTTGATAGGGAAGATTCGGTTAGACATCCACTTGTAAAAAGAATATTGAAAACTTATGAGGATGAACATCTAATAGATTTAAACAAAAAATAATGGGGCTGTAGTTCAGTTGGGAGAACGCCTCCCTTGCACGGAGGAGGTCGCTGGTTCGAGTCCAGTCAGCTCCACAAACGCCATCTTAGCTCAGCTGGTAGAGCAGCTGATTTGTAATCAGCAGGTCGTCAGTTCGAATCTGACAGATGGCTCAGAAAACAAAAAAGGGAAGTTTTCACTTCCCTTTTTCATTGCCCTACATTGATTGTAGGAATGTAGAGCTATTCCGTCCTACTTGCGAAATAAACCCACCAACACCAATAAGGCGACAAGCCCAGCGAAGCCTGACTCGCCGAACTTATTAATGATGGATGTGAGGTTACCTATAACATTCACGCCAAAGATACCGCTACCGAAGATGACTTCGGACACTGCACCTATAGCAACAAAAGACATCAATAGATGAGCTAAGTCATCAACGTATCCTTTGACTTGTGTTACGATTTCCTGCATTGGTTTTCTCCCGTTAGTTAACAAAAAAAAAGGTCACACGATTTAAAAAAAAACCGAGTAACCTCTATAATAACTATATGATTTATAAATAATATTAAGAGTATATATTTATATATTAACATTTTTTTTAGTTTTTATATTTATAATTAGCAACATATAGGTAATCTAATGGCTATTGACTACGAAATCTTTGAAGGTAAATCACTTTCTTCACTATTCAAAGATATCTATGATAACACAGAATATAATAAAAAACAACTTGACATCTTAACGAAAGAACTCGTTCAGTTTATAAAAGATGGGGATACCGCAGTGCAGATTGTTCCAATGATAAAAGAGTATCTTGAAATAAACGTTAAGAATGATGACCAACTTGTTAAGATGGCTGGTATAGTCCAAAGATTGATATCGACCGAACAAAAGGCTGGTAGTGAGGATGAGTACGGTTTATCAGAGGAAGAAAAAAATCAATTGTTATCTAACCTCGAAGATTCAGTAAAAGATATACAAGAGGAATCAGATAAATTAAATAATAGAATTACATCAATAACAAACTAATGTCCTATAGAACTAAAAATAAAAGTGAATTAACATCTACGAACCCACTTGATAGGTTAGCTACACCCTTGCAAATTGGTAGATACATAAAATCAATTATTAACGGTTCCCTTTATGATTACCATGAAACAGAAGCTTTTCGTGTAACAGAGGTTATTACAGATACAACTTACGATAGAGGTTCAGTTTTAGGACAATTTACTGTAGACCCAAATCAACCAATACTAGGTGATGTCGTGAGACCACTTTTTGGAAATGGTATTTTACAAGTACCCGTCGCTGGAGAACAGGTCGCAGTAATTGAGTTTAACGGCAAACATTATTATATCGGAGTAGTCAATACAAAGGGGCAGGTGAGAGAGAATATTATTACTGGTCTACCGTTTCCTTTGCCGAATTTATCACCATCTAAGGATGGTAGTTTCAAGAGAAAAGATGTAAAACCGATTAAGATAAGTGAGGGTTGTACGTTGTACGAGGGTAGATTTGGACAATCAATACACCTTGATAGAAACAAAGATAATGATGCACCTGTTATTAGGATAGGTGTAAGAAATCAAGAAGGTACAGAATTAATTGATGATTCATTTGATAACTCAGATTCAATGATTGTCTTGACAAGTGATGGTGAAAAGTTTACCAAAAATAAATTTGAAGATACTAAGATTAATGGAAAAAAAATACTATTAAAAAGTGATGGTATATTTATTAGTAGTAATGATGTTAGGTTAGGAAGTTCTGTAGAAAATGATTTGGAGCCAGTTGTAAAAGGTAATGAATTAAAAAAGATAATAGATTTACTTTTGGATAGTGCTATATCCACGAAACAAGCAGAGGTTGTAACAAAGTTAGCAGTTAGTGGTGGTGCACCAACACCAGAAACAGTACAACTTGGAACCGAAATTACAGAATTAGAATCCATCAAAGCATCACCAGTTACACAATATTTAAGTAATACTGTAAAGACAAAATAGGAGTTATTATGACAAAGAAAGACCTTATTAAAATAATACGAGAAGTTGTAAAACGTGAGGTAAAAAAAGAGGTTCAACAGATATTTATAAAAGAGAATAAATCTGCAGAAAATATTGAGTTACCAAAACCAAAAGTTTCACCAAAGAAACACTTCACAAAAAATCAAGCTTTAAATAATGTCTTAAACGAAACGATTGGATTAACCAAAAAAAGTGATGGCGATGAATATCGAACACTTGGTAATGGTGCATTTGATACATCACGAATGACCGAGTTGATGGGTTATGGAAAACCAGAAGAAGTTCAACGAGATATGATTGCAGCGGACTCTTTGAAGAAAGCTGGTAAATCAGTACAAGATGTACCCGAAGCGGTCACAAACGCATTAACTCGTGATTATAGTGACCTTATGAAAGTTATGAATAAGAAAGGTAAGTAATGGCAAGTGCTAGAGAAAATGACCTAAATCCAAACGTGTATATCGGATTAGCTTTGCCGATAAAATCTGACGATAATAATGTATTTTCTCTAACTAAAAATTCATATGACCAAGTAAGACATAACCTTAGAAATTTATTATTAACAAATATTGGAGAGAGGGTTTACCAACCAGAGTTCGGTAGTAGACTCAGAGAATTGTGTTTTGAACAACTAGATGATACATTACCACAAAGGGTTGAGGATGAGGTAAGAAGAGCTGTAAACTTTTGGTTACCCTATGTTAATATAGTTGAGGTCGAAACTTTGACAGAGGAAGATAAAAAATCTAAAATTTTTGTTAGGGTAAAATTTTCAACTACTCTTAATTCAGATACATTACAACAAATAGAATTAGACGCATCATATACAGCTGAGAGATTATAATGGCAAGAACAAGTACAAAAAAAAATCTTATAAAACCAGTAAATTATCTTAACAAAGACTTTAGTGATTTTAGAGATAATCTAATAGAGTTTGCGAGACAATATTTTCCAAATACCTATAATGATTTTAACGAAGCATCACCAGGTATGATGTTCATAGAAATGGCTGCATATGTTGGAGATGTGTTATCATATTATATAGATTCTCAATTCAGAGAAACCCTTCTAGCATATGCTGAAGAGAAGAGAAATGTTTATACTATTGCACAATCTTTTGGGTATAAACCAAAAACAACAACACCATCAAATGTAGTCTTAGATGTATTTCAAACTGTTCCGGCATTAAACGGGCAACCAGATTATCGTTACGCATTAAATGTAAAAGCTGGAGCAACAATAAAATCTACATCTACAGGTAAAACGTTTAGAACTGTCGAAGATGTAAATTTCAAATTTAATAATAATTTTGAACCAAGAGTGACCACTATATTTGAAAGTAGTGGTGGTACTCCAACTAAATATTTACTTAAGAAACAAGTTCGTGCTGAGAGTGGAGAGATAGCTACAGAGTATTTCACTTTTGGAAGTGCACAAAAATATGCACAGATAAGATTAGCAAACAACGATGTTATACATATTATATCATGTACTGATGATGATGGTAATAATTGGTATGAGGTTGACTCTCTTGCACGTGATACTGTTTTTGCTGATATAGAAAATAACTCGACTAATGACCCAACTTCAGTAACCAATAGAGAGGTATCACCTTATCTTTTAAAATTAAGGAAAGTACCTAAAAGATTTACAACATTTGTAGACGAAAACGAAAATACTTTTTTAAGATTCGGCGCGGGAACTTCAGATAATCCTGACGAGGAAATAATTCCAAATCCAGATAATGT